CTTTATTCCGGTTCGGGTATCCACAGCCTTTCTGAATTAAATCCCATTTAAACTCAAATTTACTTCAACATATACAGAAATTCAAAACACCGTATGGTATACTGACAATGTTGCTGCCTCCATACTGGCAACAGGAAGGAGGTGTTCATTATGGATTTGGCATTATCTTTTATTGTCGCTGTTGCGGCTGGTGTAGTTTGCCACTACATCATCAAATGGTTAGATGGCGATAAATAGCCGGTAACTAACCTGTGGAGTTAAGCCTTTCCACACCAAAATCAGGAATAGAAAAACCCTCGGATGGCACTCCGAGGGTTTTTCGTTGCTGTTCACTATGGAATAGCATTATCTTTTTGCCTACTGGCATTATAGCATATGCAATTTAACAATACAATATGCAAATTTAATAGAAAGTGGGTATGTTCTTGCTTTTCTTGTCTTTTCATGCTATACTATCACCCGTTACAAAACCCGAAAAAACCAAGGTCTTACAAGGGTTTCGCCGATTCCCGGCGTAAAGAAGATGATAGAAAAGACATCCACCGGATTTCTTTCCTATCCGCTACGGCGCGTGTGTTCGTGACCTTCCACACGTAAAACAAAACTTCTATTAATATAAGTTTATATAGATTTATCCTTAGTTACCAAGCCGGAAAACACAGCGTTTTCCGGCTTTTTCTTTTTATCTTAGTTTATCCACGTTCATGCAATTTTGGACAAATTTTGGACAAAAAAAGAGCTTCCACACAGGAAACTCTAAATGGGATATGGAAGGGTTGCCCTTCCAGTAGTATCGGCGCCTATATCAACCTTTTTCATCATCATTCACGGACATATCCCAAGCGCGCCACCGTCCATCTGTAAAATCATTGTCATGTAGTTTATCATATTGAACACCTCCAGTTTCCATTTCAGTTCCACATTACCTAAAGCCTGTTTTCCTTCCACAGTAATTGAAGATATAACCGCCACAAAGATTCCAAAGGCTAATATCTATTTTCTAACAATATACGCCATATATTTGCTATTGTCAAACCTTACTTGAGCCAATACTATCCGTTAAAACATGATAGCAATCTTCTGCATCTCTTCCGCTTTCGTATCCGGCAGAACATGACTATACAGATCCATCGTCATAGCAAGCGAACTATGTCCCAGGATTGTTTTCAATACCTGCGGCGGCATTCCTGCTTCTATCGCACGTGTTGCAAAAGTATGCCGGAATACATGGCTTGTGATTCTCGGAAAATCATGACCAGCTTCCAGGATCCGTTTTACTGTTCGATCTATTTCAGCCTGAATCCGTTCCCTGCTGATCGGGCCGCCCTCTTCATTGCAGAATAAATATTGATTCATATTCACAACCTTGAAGTTCCAATACTTCCGCTGCGCCTCTATATACTCTGCTACGGCAGCAGTCAACGGAATATCCCTGGTAGAGGTTCTTGTCTTCGGTGTATCTTCTATATACCCTTGTCCCTCTATGTATTTCAATGTGCGCTGAACATGAATCACATTCTGTTTCTTATCAATGTCAAAGTACTTAAGTCCCTGCATCTCCCCTTTTCTCATTCCGGTCTGAAGCATTACTGCAAAGAAATGATATAAATAACTTTCTTTTGCATATTCCATGAACAGATCTTGCTGTTCTTTCGTCAGCGCTATCCGCTCCTTTTTCTTTCCTGTTTGCCGTGGCAGCTCCGCCAGTCCTACCGGATTGCGTTCAATCAATCCATTCTTCATGGCCTGTTTCAGGCACCCATTCAAAACGGCCGATACAACTTTGATACTTGATAATGCATACCCCTCTTTCACCAGATCATTATATAATTTCTGAATATGCTCGCCCCGGATCTCAGAGATCTGCCTGCTGCCGAGTCTCTTTTTTATAATGCTCTGATAATATTTTTCATAGCTCGTATAGGTTCCTATTTTCACCCGGTTCTTTTTATATTCTTTCAACCAGGTTTTATACCATTCATCCAGAGTGATCTTATCCTTTGCTACATATATTCCATGCTCCAACTTATATTTAAGCTCAGTCATATCTTTTTGAACCTTAGTTATTGTCGTACCTTGTGCTGTGTAAGTTGTTCCACTGTACATAAAGCGCCCTTCAAATGTATTTCCTCGCTGTCTGACCCCCTTTGGTAATTTTCTGCCTCTCTTATCAACTGCCATGCTCTACTCCTTTCTGAACATAAGTTCAAGTATTGCAATACAAAGACTCTTCAATCACTACATAAATTTTCTCTATAAATGGCCTGATTCGCTCTGGAGTATCCTGCAGGACTCCACTTTTCCACTGAGCAAATTCTTCATCCGTCAGCTTACGAGCTTCAACTACCATTTCTGCAATCTGCGGAACTGCCTGCACAAATACGTCTCTTTCAGTCATGATGCTGCGCCCTCCTGGCTCTCTCTGCTCTCTTCCCCTCGATTACGCCATAGGCGAAAACCTGACACAAACCAATCGAACCGCAATCATACTTTTTAAATATCTTCTGCAGAGTATTATACGGCACTCCGCCAATACGACTGTGTTGTAAAATATCAAGAACCGCTGCATCTCTTCTTTGCTCAATTGCTCTATCAATCACAGCTGCAGCTTCTTTTATTCCTTCCGGTTGATCCAGTTTTTCCCTTTCGCTATCCTCTAACTGCAGATATGAAAGCGTAAAATCCTTAAAAGCTTTGTACCCCGGGTGATTCTTATTCAGTACAATCGTCCCGTCTTGCCTTGAAAATAATGTCAATGTTTCAATCTTTTCTCCGTCACCCCACGATCTCAAGAAGCTCTCGATCTGGGACAGGGTCAAGTCCCCGACCTCACATGCTTCTACCTTTAAATCTTCGTCAATTACCTCGTAAGCCATTTTTCTCTTGTCCTTTCCCCGGACTCCATGCTATGATAATTGTAGTTGTTGGCTGGAATCCGGTCATATACCGCCCCTATCGGTGTTGCAGCACTGATAAGGGCTTTTTCTTTATACTGCTTCTTGTACCTGTGATCTACCAAAGAACCGGGCGTTATATATTGCTCCATCTCCTTTAGATCCCCAAATCAATGAACATCCAAACAATGCTTTAGAACCGTGTATTACTTCATATCCGAGCTTTTTCCATCCGGCCCATGTATTTGTCTCCTCGGTCACTCCTGCTGCCTCTTTGCTCATCTCAATGCGCTCTGCGTTGATCTCTTCTGCTTTGGCTGATAACCAAGCTCTGTGCAATGCCTCTGCAAAGCTGATATCCTGTTTTCTGTAATTCTTCCAGGCATTCAACATGATTTTCTTCAGATCATATTTCATAGTCTCTGTACTCCTTTCTTTCAAGTCTTGGGAAGCTTCCGATCAAGTCATCTTCCTGACTATTGCTAAGCACCCGGGCCGCTCACAGGTATATGGTCTTTGATTTCACATCTTTTCGGGATGTTCGTTTGCTTTCCTTTAACTTGTAACTATATTATATAAGATATGTACATATCTTTCAATTGACATTATTGCCAAATATGTACGTATCTTTTCGTCAATTTTGTATATGTACATATCTTTACAATTGTGATATAATTAAGGCATACTAGAGAAAGTATATCCATTTTTATAATCATGAAAGGATGTGAAACTATGACCTTAACTGAACAGCGCAAAGAAAGCATGTATAAATACGCTAAAGCAAAACTTAAACGAATCCCTTTGGATGTTCAAAAAGAAAAATACGATGAAATTAAAGCAGCAGCCACAGCAGCAGGCGAATCTGTTAACGGATATATAAAGAGAGCCGTTGATGAGCGAATGGAGCGTGAGCAATAATGTTTTTCTTTCTGAAGCCAACATTTGACTTTGATTCTCTTCCAGATAGTAAAATATTGTTCTTTCTCTTTCCACGCGCTGAAATAGTTTTTAAAGACGATTTTGAAGACGATTCATTTTGGGAAGATTATGAATGATTATATCCGGTACATTTACTTTGATCAGAGCGAAAGTATCAGCAATTCCATTGATGCTCTTGCATACTGCTGCCGGATATGCTATATTGAAAATACGAAGAGGGAAACCACAAGCGGCTACCCCGATTATAATGTTAAGCTATTATACAATAGCCGTCACTATTCGCAGTAGTGGCGGCTATCTTCGTTTGTCCTTGAAAATCTCATAACAAAGACCTACAAGGGCAACAATGAATATACAAAACTGAATCATGTCAGAATATGTAACCATCGCATCGCCCTCCTTTCTTTCGTCTGGAGGGTGTTTTGTCCCTCCGTAATTGGAGGGCAGCCGCCTGCTTTTGGTTTCCCTGCCTGTATATTATCATGCAGGCAGCAGGCAATCAACCATCTTTTTTGATTTCAAAATATATTTCTTGGGATATCCCGTATTAATCCCGGAATAATATAAAATCTTCCCGGATCTCATCATAACAGTGACACCGGGGCAGCAGTCCGATCACCCTTTCTACTCATCACCGTAATCGATCGTGATGTTCAAGTCCATATCAACATCAGTCTCAATCTTATCTGTGAATAGACCATATCTCTTTCCGATCAGCTCTGCAGCCTTCAGCCGGTCCTTTTCAGACGGTGTTTTCTCCAGCTTTCTTGCCTTACTGCGACCATCACCAATACCTTCGACTATAATCTCTTCCGACGTTGACTCGCCACGCATTACTGCAGTCAGATACCTCAACACTTCATTCTGATCAGCTATCAGCTCTGATTCTTTCTCGGCCATCCGTTTCTCTATATATTCCTTGATGCCACTTCTTGCAACCAGTTTATATGCATTTCCTCTTGCATACCTCGGAGAATACCCGGCCCGTACTGCTGCCGCTTCCGCATTCAGATCTATTAAATATTCGTCCGCAAATCTTCTTTGCCTATCTTTCATTTCAATCACCTCCCGTAGTTCCCCCGTTGTTCATCCCTTGTTCGTTTGTAATTTCTCTTGGTTTGCTCTTGCTTCGCTACACACAGCATTCATTCAGACATTAAATTTCATCAATGTTTTCACGCTTCCGCCGTGGATCTCTCGGGTTCGTCCGGGGTTCATTTGATTTACACATTAAAATATATCAATCTACCATCCAAGAACAGCCCTCTCGACTTCACTGTAGCCGGTCCGCTGAAAGCTATTAATTCCAATGTGCATGATCGGGTACGGTGTCAGGTACTGGTTGTGATATTCTTTATACCTCCAACACGCCCGTGGTGTTCTGAGCTTTCGCAAGGTTTTCTTTTCAATACCGTCAACCTTCGATTTTGTGTAGCCCATCCGTTCACTAATCTGCTTCATTGTACGCCGTTCAAAATAATGCTCCCGGATCACTCGCCTCTGTTCTTCCGGAAGACTATCAATAATATAGTTCAGCTCCTCCTGCATCATTTCCCGATCACATTTTTTGATTGCGTCCTCTTCCAGATTCTGATCAGACGCAATGAGATCTCTCAGCGCAGTGTTTTCTCCGGCTTGAATTTTTGCCACAAGCTGTTCATTCGTTATTTGCTCCATTGCTTCGCTCCTCCGAATTTTATTCAAGTAAGCGTATATACTCTACTTCAATACTTAAAAGTAGCCCGTTATGAAATCTTACAGTCCCATATCTGTTCGATATCTCCATCACTACTGCTTCCACACAATGATTTTCATCTGCTGCCATCATAATTTCAGCCCACTCTTTTTTGAAATTCAGCATAAATTTATTATTACCTTCCGGTATCTTGATCTTGCATCTTATATTCATGCTTATATTTCCTTTCCATCTCATTCACGAATGCTACTCCAAGTTCTTTTGCAAATGGTGTCTTGTATTTCTGATAAAATTTCTCCGTGTCCTGCACTACTTTTTCAAAATACTCTGCGTTATTCTCTACCAGAGCATTATTTTTGTATAAGTTCCAATAATCCCGAAACAGTTCAAATTCTTCTGTGCCGCTCTGAATATTTTTCTTTCCCATTTGTTCACCACTTAATCAAACGGTGTCGGTTCTTCCGCTTTCCGGAATCCCTTGGCCGCTTCTTTTATACTTTCATCAGTCTCAATAAATTGCATATTATCACCATCAAATCTTAAGACCTCTGTACTCAATATACCCTGACGGTTTTTCTCTACCTTAAGGCCTTTCTTATCGTCAACAATGTTCCACATCAGCAAAATAATGCTTGCATCCTGCTCAATGTCTCCTGCTTCTCTCAGTTCGCCCATTGTCGGCACCTTATCTTGACGCATCTCGCTTACTCGATTCAACTGTGAAAGGGCAATAATTGGAATATTCAATTCCATCGCAAGTGCTTTAATTGCTTTTGATATTGCTCCTACTTCATTCGCTCTACTCTGGTAATGAATATCCGATCGAAGAAGCTGAATATAATCAATTACAATGCAATCTAAGTCTAAATGTCTACACTCATTCCGGATCTGTGATACAGTCACCGCTCCGCTCCTGATAAACAACGTTGATTTCTTTAACTCTTGATTGGCTTTGTCAAATCTATCTTTTTCATCTCCCAGGAAGCTCCTTGCTCTCCTAATCCGGTTCAATCCGATTCTGCTTTTTCTTGAAAGAAGTCTCTCATATACCTGCTTGTCCGACATTTCCAGATTATAAAAAGCTATTTTCTTCTTTCGATCTGCAAGATTTATCGCTATCTGAGTAACGAACGCTGATTTTCCTACTGCTGGGCGTGCACCAATCACAATCATATCCCCGCCTTCCAAGCCTCCAAGTGTATTATCAAGCTTTTCTAAGCCTGTATATAATGGCTCTGTATCTGGCTCTTTAAAATAACCATCACTTATGCTATCAACGATTTCATTCAGGGCATGTATCTTGACCGTATCATTTTCCTTCATGGCTTCCAACTCTTGCAGCATTTCCGCTTCTTTTGTGTATCTTGTGGGCTTATATCTATCCGCCCTGATATAGTTGTTTTCCTTCCAATGCGTCACAACTACAACACCGCTTTCAAACGGTATAATAAATCCTTTTGCTGCAAGCAATGTCAAATCATCAAGTCCACAATTTGAAGCTTTTGCAATTTTCCTCGGTGATGAAACAAATCCATCATCATCCGCCCTCATACCCAAATGAAAATATAATGCTTGTGCACTGGCTGACATATCAAGGAATGTGGGTAGATTTAGGTATAGGAGGGAATTAGTAAAAAATGGATGAAGTAATAAAGAAATTTAATAATTTGGAAGATAAAATAAGAAGTGTTTTAGCCGAGCAATATCCAGATATATTTAAGAGCATACTAAAATTAAACGGAAAGACGGAGAAAATATATGATGTGATTGTTTCGGTGTCAAATGCAGCAAATGAGATAAAACTTAGTTGTGCTTTGAAATGTTTGGATGAGGACTTGAATGTTGAAAAAAGTATTAACGAGTTATATAACTATGTAAGTAATCCAGATAGAGCATTTTACGTTTCTACAAGTTTTAGAAAAATTATATTATCAAACTCGACAATAGCTGCATCCATCATAGGCGTGATGTTAGGGGAAATAAAAAATCAGAATCGAGAGTTTAATAGAACGGATATTATATTGTTGAACGCATTAGAAAATATTTCAGATTGAAAGATTGCTGCCAGTTGGAAAAGAGAACGCAATCACAACACAAGATCTTGTAAAGCTGTCTGGGTGTGGATCAGCGAGAGAACTTCAGCAACGTATTGCCTATGAACGGGAACAGGGTGCAATTATTTGTTCCGGATCCGGCCGAGGCTATTGGAGACCGAAAGACAGGCAGGAGATACAGGAATTTGTACATACAATGAATGCCAGGGCATTAAATACCTTAAAGGCGGTCAAGAGTGCAAAGAGAGCTTTAAAAGTACCAGAGGGGCAGCAGTCAATGAACGGAGGAAATGAAGATGGCAAATAGAAGAATGTTCAGTTTGGATGTAGTGGACACAGATAGATGATATCCTACCTTCCAATATCCTGCAATACCGTCTCCTGCTGCCATCCCTTTTCCCATTTTGGACAAATTTTGGACAAATCTTGATTTTTGTTCTTCTCCATGCTATACTATCACCCGTTACAAAACCCGAAAAACCAAGGTCTTACAAGGGTTTCGCCGATTCCCGGCGCAAAATGAATCGTGTGTTCGTGACCTTCCACACGTAAAACAAAACTAAAGGAGAATTGAAAAATGAAAAACAAAAATCTTAGTTTCATGACCCAGGCAGCCATGATCGCTGCAATCTATGTGGTGCTGACTTACATCTTTGCACCATTTTCTTTCGGAGAAGTACAGGTTCGTATCTCCGAGGCACTCACTATTTTACCAATATTTACACCAGCCGCTATTCCGGGACTCTTTGTCGGATGTCTGATCGGTAATATTCTGGGCGGTGCGATCCTTCCGGATATTGTATTCGGCAGTATTGCAACTCTGATCGGTGCATTTTTCACATGGAAACTGCGTGAGCAGAAGCCGGTTGTCGCAACACTTCCACCGATTATTTCGAATATCATCATCGTTCCGTTCGTACTGCGTTACGGTTATGGTGTGACACTTCCGATTCCGTTTATGATGCTGACGGTTGGAATTGGTGAGGTGATCTCCTGCACTGTTCTTGGTCTGATCGTGTACGGAGCATTGAAGAAATATAAAGGAACACTTTTCCGCACAGCTTAATCTATATTTGAATGGTATCAAAAAGAGCGGACATATAACTCATTTCATAACAGTTATATGTCCGCTCTTTTTTATTTTCTATACACAACTATCCAATATACGCATTTCCGCTTCCGGATGTCATCTGATCCATCTCTTCATACTTCACGCTGTGTCTTGTACTGTCATTCAAGTCTTCATACACAACATTCGTATCACTATATCCCACCAGAATAACCGCATTCTGCGAATCCAGCATTGCAATGACCGGTCTGCCCTGATTGATAATGTACAGGATCTCTTCTGTCGTACATCCGGTCAGGTCATAGGCAGCACCATCATTTATATCCTTCAAAATATCAATTGGCTTCTCCTGGTTTTTAAGACGGTCCTTGATTGTATTTAATACGTCATCTTTCTCTGTGATCGAATACTGCAGGTTACGGTTACCACGCTCCCATACATAGTCCTGTGAGGAATCGACTACCACTCCGTTGTAATCATTTGCTTTCTTGATCGCATCCCCTGCCTTTGTATACACGCCCTGGATCTCACCATGTCCATAGACATAATATTTCTCCGGTGCGTCTTTGTCTGAAAATGTGATCGTCTGCGGTGTCTCGAACAGGATCTGTTTTGGTTTCAGTACTTTTGGTTCCTTATCCGATATCCCATCATTGTATGTCAGTCGTACCTGTGTCTGCTTCAGATCTGTCGCATATGTCTCCAGTGTAATATTGCTTTTCGTCTTCTGTTCATTGTTCGTAATATAATCCGGAGCTGTTGCAGTATAAGTGTCCCCATCCTTTGATGCACGCTCCAGCGTGATCATATCTTCATCAAATGCTGCATTTAAAATGTAAATGCCATCTGTCTGATAGGTTTTGATCACTTTTCCTTTTTGATTCCGGATCTCCAATTTGTACATTGGGACGGTTGCTTCTCCGGACACGGTATTTCCTATGTCTTCCGTCTTCGCAATTCCATATACAAAATCACTTCTGATGAAGCCCAGTGGACGGATGCATTCTCCTTCGCTGCAGGTTATTTTCTGCTTCTTTCCTGTCCCTACATTCAGGATCGATACTTTCGTTGCAGTTCCTAGTTCTCCGTCTGCCTGATATGCAATCAGACTTCCATCTTCCGATACGACATACTGCTGTGCGTCCAGACCTTTGACCAGTACTGTTTTCTCATCATCCTCTATACTATACTGATATAGTGTACCGTCCACCATGGTGTAGAGCATGTCTGTCTTCGCATCATAATAAGACATTTCTCCCAGTTCACTGACTGCCTGTGCATAAGATTTATTGGTAGAGATAAAGACTTTCTCTTCCACGGAATTTTTCTCTATATCGTAATAATATACGGCCACTCCGACTTCACCTTCATGCTCACCACGATTCATATATCCCGACACAAGGAAGGTCGTGTTGCCCTTTGCGTCTACTTTCAAAATCTTGATCTTGTGATCCGGAACCAGATTTCTCACATCTGTATTTTCCGCATCTGCAAATCCGAATACAAGTGACACCTCATCCGAATCTTTATTATAATTCCAAAGTTCATTTGCCTCGACAAATGATACGATCGTCCCGTCTTTATTCACCTTATAAGACAGATTCGTTGGTGCAATTCCGAGGATAATTCCCTTCTCATTCAGAACCTTCTTCGTCGCATCAAATATCTGATCCATCGTTCTGTCATAATCTAAGAGGTATGTCTTTTGTGCATCTGCGATGTATCTGACACGGAAGAATTCTTTGACCGCATACCGGTCGGATTCATTTTCCTCTCCTTTACAGCTTACCCTGTATTGTAACAATACCGACATGCAGGTACTGTTCAGTTCTTTGATACTCCAGCGTTCTTCCTGTTCTACCTGTGGTTTCAGACTGCCCCATGTAACCTGTTCGTAATTCGAATTGATCGTTACATGCTGAAGCGTCGTATTATCCGCATCATCCGTCGGCTCAAGCGCTGCTCCTACGCCTGCATTCTCTGCCTTTGCAAGTGCATTTTCATGATAATCACTGATATAATTCAGACACTGTGCAACATTGGCATCTTCATCACTGACAATTCTGGTGTAGAAATATACCGGATCCGCACCATTTCTGTTCAGCCGAACCTCCAGAATTCTTTCTTCATCCAGTACCTTATCTCCACTCAGATCCAGACTGAAGTTCTTTCCTGCCTTTTTGATTTTCTTAGATTCCAGTTCACTTGTCCCGTCCAGTGTGTAAACTTTATAGCTGGCTCCTGTAAATTTATTGCCATATGCTTCTATATTTACATCCAGACTCTGATCGGCTACCGGAGTGATGGTATTATGCATAGAAGACACATCCATCCTCTTTGCATAGCCTGTAAGTGTATTGATCTTATAATCTCCATATGAAAATGAGATCTGTGGAAATGTTGCGGCTCCCATATCAGCCGTCATGTTGTCATTCCCCTTATTCGTCACGTAGCTGAATATAATGACAGCCACGATAAATACTGCAGACAAAACGCCCACATTTATCAAACGTTTCTTTAAAGTTAATGTCATTTATACTCCCTCTTTATTCCGTTTTTCCCTGGTTATCTAACAGGCGCCCCAGTGTCGGTGACACCCTGAGTTCTGCTTCACATTTCCGAATAGATGCTTCGATTTGCTGCCGCCTTACAGATTCTTTCTGATCTGCTTTCTGATTCCTTTTTACTGCCCGGATCAGGATATTCTTCGGTGTGTGTTCCATATCGATGAATTCCAGTATCTGTGCTTCATACCCCTCACGCTCCAGATACTGTGCCCGGAGTCCGTCCGTGATCAGCGCCGCCATACGTTCCTTCAACAGTCCATATCTTAATACCGGTTCTAATATCTCATTCCGGATCTGTCGGTTCAATTCATGCTGGCAGCATGGTACAGACAGGATCACTTTTGCATCCCAGCCGACCGCTTTCGCCAGTGCATAATCCGTTGCCGTATCACAGGCATGTAGAGTTACTACCATATCTACTTTGTTGACTCCGGTATAATCTGCAATATCCCCTTCCAGAAATCTCAGCTTTTCATAGCCGTATTTCTCACTCAGTTCATTACAGTGACGGATCACCTCTTTCTTCAGATCCAGTCCTATGATTCTTATGTCATATTCTTTCAATTCATGCAGGTAATAATACATGGCAAATGTAAGATAAGACTTTCCACAGCCAAAATCCAGGATTGTAAGTTCTCTTCCCTTATCCAGCTCCGGAAGGATATCTTCGATAAACTCCAGAAAACGGTTGATCTGGCGGAACTTATCGGATTTTGCACGCACAATCTTTCCATCCTGCGTCATAACTCCAAGATCCTGAAGAAACGGTACCGGGACTCCCTCTTCCAACACATACTTTTTCTTACGGTCATGGCTCATATCAATCTTCTTTTTCCCGCCCTTTTTTATCTTACTTTTTATGGTCACTTTTCCTTTTTTACTTACAAGAACCGTATAATCCGCTCTCTGTGTCTCCATCTGCATCTGGCGCATATTTCCCATATATTCGAGAAGTATTTCACAAGCTTTTTTCTCCTCCACATTCTCATGAAATGCCTGATTGTTCCGGAACGATTCAAACTGGAAGTAAAGTACCTCTTTTTTCAGTACAGGTCTTACCTTTACCTTCTGCACATCGTCTTTCTTCTTCGGATTACTCAGCGTTGCTGATATAAATTCTATATTTAAATTTTCCTGTAATAATTTACTTAATTCATTCATAATATTATATTTTACTGTTTTTTAGACAAGAGCGCAAGTATCAT